TGCTAATATTACCGGCGGTAACATATTAACAGGCGGCATTATTTCAGGAACTGGCAATGCCACTGTTAGTAATATCAGTGCTACTATTGGTAGCTTTACCACATTTAACTCGTCTCAAGGTGGCAGTGTAACTGGAACATTAGTAGCTACATCAGCTAATGCTCAATTTTTTAATCAAACCAATGGTTCAGGATATTTCACTGTTGCTGGTTATTTGTCAGCAGCCGGTAATATCACATCAGCATCCAATATAGCCGGTGGAAACTTGTTGATAACAACCACAGTATCAGCAGCAAGCTATATTGGTTCAGTTGCATCTCTAAGTGGAAACGTCACTGGTGGCAACTTATTGACCGGCGGTTTGATATCTGCTACAGGTAACGTTACATCAGCCGCCAACATCACTGGTGGCAATATATTAACTGGTGGCATTGTCAGTGCAACTGGCAACGTTACTGGTCGGTATTTTATTGGCAATGCCAACGTCCAATACACAGCTAGCACAACACCGCCTACTGGAAACTTAATTGGCGCACAATGGTATGACACCAGCACTGATGTGTTGTATGAATGGCAAACTGATGGAACTTCGAGCTACTGGGTCGACATCACTGGTCCAATCATTGGATCTAACGGTGCTGCTGCCGGAACTACACTAACGAATGGTACAAGTAATATCAGTGTTGCACTCAACGGCAACGCTTCTGTAAATATTGCCGGCACACCAAACGTTGCAGTGTTTGCAACCGATGGAGAATATGTAACAGGTTCAATAAGTGCCAGTGGTAATATTACGTCAGCTGCTAACATTTCGGGCGGTAATTTAATCCTTACTGGCATAACAACAGCAACAGGCACTATAACCACTACAGGCACAACCAATGGTACTGCATTTGCTGTAGGCAATGGCGCAGTCTCCAACGTGGCCTTAGGATTTTTCCCTACCGCTGGCACCGCGGCTGCTATGGCTATTCGCGACTACTCTACTGTTGCAAGCACCATATACCTTGACGTAGGCATGGGTAGTGCTAACACTAATAGTAACTTTATATTCCGTGGAAGTAACGCATTTACACAGTATGCTAAGATTGACCAGTACGGTGTTAATCAACCAACTCGCCCTGCGTTCCGTGTTTACGGAAATACATCTACAAACTTTACAACTGGAACTACACTAACTAACCAAGTCATTGATTACAATCAAGGCAGTAATTATGTTAACTCAACTGGTATATTCACCGCACCTGTTGCCGGGCTATATAGTGTATGGTTAAACGCTCGAGCTGGTGCCACTGCTTCCTTGAGTCAAATTGGTGTGTTTAAGAACAACGATACTTCAGGAGCAAACGTTGTTTGTTTTTGGGAAATTACAACTTCAGCTACAACAACCACACACTTTGGAGTATCCAGTGTTGTTAAACTTGCAGCAGGCGATACTCTTCGAGCAAAAGTTGTAGCTGGCGGTGTCAACTTTGACGGCAACGACAACTGGGGCGCAGCCTATATAGGATAAAACATGGCATTTCCAACAACACCAACAAACGGTCAGCAGTCAGTAGTAAATGGTATCACATATCAGTATGCATCTGCGACCAATAGTTGGACAAGAATCAGTGGCACCGCTAACACTATCAGCGCCAGTGGAAACATCACTGCCGGTAACTTAAACTCGTTAGGCGTTGTCAGTGCCTTGGGCAACGTAGTAGCAGGGAATCTTATAGCCACTGCAAATTTAAGAACAACTGGCAATTTATATGTTGGCACAGGCAATGCAGGTTATGTATATGGCAATGCCACGTTTATGACGGGTATTAGTGCCGCTATTTCTGTAACTAAAATTGAAAACGGTAACTCAAACGTTTGGGTTCAAAGTTCAGGCGGTGACGTAACTGTTACAGCAGGTGGTGTTTCAAACGTGGCGGTGTTCAGCACAGGATCATTGACTTTACAAGGTGCAATTGGCACACCCAAAACCATTACTTCTAACATTATTGTTGCGGGAGGTATCAATGCTATGTTGATTGGTCCGCTAGTTTTTGGCAATGGATTTAATTTAACAGTGCCTGACTCGTCAACAGTTTACGTATACAGCCCCAACGGCTAACAAACTAAATACAGCAAGGATTTTAAAATGGCATTATCACTAGACGGAACAACTGGTATTTCAGCTTCGGGCAACATCACGGGCGGTAACGTTATCGCTAGCGGCTCTTTGGTTGTGGGATCTTTTGCACCAGCTTCTGTTTCTACTGCTGGTAACATTGTTGGTGCAAACATTACAACTGTTGGCTTGATCAGTGCAACTGGTAATATCACATCGGCTGGAAACATAGCCGGCGGCAATTTACTCACAGGTGGTTTAATTAGTGCTGCTGGAACTATTACCACTGGTGGAGACCATAGCTTAACAGGCAATATTGTTGATACAGGAGCATTATCAATTATCACTGGTAGCAACGGAAACATTGCTTTTTTACCCAATGGAACTGGTATAGTCACTGCTTCTGGCGCTGTTAGTGCAGTGGGCAATATCACACGTGGTAATTTGATCACAGGTGGAACACTAAGCGTAACAGGTAATATTGTATCTACGGGTAGCAACGGTGTGGCTAATATTGGCAGTGCAACCACTTACTTCAACACTGTGCATGCCAAAGCCACATCAGCGCAATATGCTGACTTGGCAGAAATGTATCAAGGTGACGAATCTTACATGCCTGGCACCGTAATTGAATTTGGTGGCACACACGAAGTTACAATAACTACAGAATTGTCTAGCACTTGTATTGCTGGCGTGGTCTCTACAAATCCAAGTTATCTAATGAACAGCGGACTTACCAATTTGAACTCCGTTCCAGTGGCACTAACTGGAAGAGTGCCTTGTCGAGTTTTAGGCCCAGTGAGAAAAGGCGATAGATTAGTAAGCAGTATAATCCCCGGAGTGGCACAAGCACTAGATGAAGAAACATATAAACCGGGTTGCATAATTGGTAAATCGCTTGAGGATTGGCCAGAGTCGACTGTTAAATTAATCGAAGTTGTTGTTGGGCGTGTATGATAACTGAATGTTATAGAAAAGACTATACCGGCGAGTTCGTTATAACAAATACCTCGTGGTCTGGCGGTAAAAAACGCACACAACGAGAGTGGATGCCAAATCCCATTGAAAATCATCATATTTCCGGCCGCGCTGCTTGTATCGCTAGCTCCGCTGATCTAAATGAGTTTGATTTTACCATGTTGCAGAATCACAAAGGTGGTCTGCTTGGTAGTTTAAAACTACAAACCTATGGCATAGGTGAAATTGCCAAGTTAATGCGCTTGGATTTTACTGTGGAAAAAGACGATGCAGAGTTAACAGAATTACTTAATCGACACTATTACAAAGAAAATGTCATTTATACCTCACCTAGAAATTGTTTAAGGCACCCGGGAGTATTTTATACAGTGCCGTATAACCCACCATTTGTTAAAGAGGTTGTATTGCCTTATCTTGCTGCATTTGATGGTCATAAAGAAATATTTTTGTTGGGTTACAACAACGACGCAGGCATTGGGCAAAATGATTGGGCTGACCAAATGTCAAGAGTAATCGCTACCTACCCTCAAACAAAATTTTTCCACGTCGGATACAAATCACAAACTCCGGACAATTGGAAAAATTATTCTAACTTTGATCAACTAACTCATAGAGAGTTTATCAGCTACGCAGACATTTAAACTCGTTCCATTGCTGAAACTTTTTCTCTTACCGCATCAAAATTAATAGTTGACCAAAGTCCTGGGTGCATTGGTTTTGGCCATTGTCCACTGGCGATCCAAGCCCAGCCCGAATGTTCGTCATTAAGGGCAGGCACAAATTCTGTTTCTACACTGCAAAAAAATGTATGATAAACAAAGCCGCTATCGGCGCTGGTAAATTTTTCTATAGGCACAAGACGAACATAGTTGGGCATGGCACCCATTTCTTCTTCGCATTCTCTATTGATCGCCTGAATCAGTGTTTCTCCTGATTCTATTTTGCCCCCGGGCAATCCCCATGATCCAGGATGTTTAGGATCATTTCTCAGCAGATACAAATAACGCTGGGTTGATTGAGCATAAAACCAAACCCCAACTGCATTTACAACACTAGACTCCATGTACCCCCCGGATAGAGTCCTTGATAACTCTTGACCCATGAGGATCCAGTCCATTCGTATTGTAATTCGCTAGTGAGATTTGTAACATACTGCTTATTTACAGAACTGTTATCGCTGTCAAAAACAATTACCCATCGACTGCCATCATATTCAATAATGTCATTGGCTCGTGCTACTAAAATTTGATTAAATGCTCCGGCCCAGGCCTGCGCATATCCATTTTCGCTGCCGGTGTCTTCGGTCAACAAATATCTTGTGCCTTGAGTTGCCGCAGGAAGGCCACTCCCAGGACCTGATGCTAATGGATTGATAACCGCGTTAATAGGGCTCAATGTGTTTGTTGGAACTGTATCGATATCGACGGAAAATAATAAAAATCTATCATCTGTTGGGTCGTATGCTACTGTGCCCATTACTTCTGAACCATCTTCTTGCTCTAGCTTGATCAAGCTAACGCCTTCTCTAAGTACCCCTAGATCTCCTACAATGGCATGCCACATGAGATTGCTTGATGGTGAGTCGGCAGGATCTAAGCTGCTGTTCGATTGGTCAACTACTTGTTGAGGTCTAAGTGCCTGTAGTTTATTACCAATTAGTAGAACTTGATAGTTGTATGGAGTAAACACTTGTCTAGTACCAAGCAACAGATCATTGTCTGTTATAGCTAGACTGGCATCACCATTGGCATCATAGATAGAAGCTACGATACGCTCAACCACTCCCAGCTTTTTGACTTTAGCAGGAGAACTGATCCAAATTGGTATCTTAAATGTGAGTGTAGCAATATCAATTGGGTCATCTGTACCTGACGGAATGGTTCTACTACTCCAACGTGTGCTGTCTAGTTCAACCACAGTCAACGATGTCCAATCAATAAAGTTGTCTGTTGACTGAATTTCCAGAGCAGGATTAAACAAAGGAATAATCTGTTCCAATAATTGAAACTTTTGATTGGTGTTTGATGTCCAGATATCTAAATTTATAGTTAAACTATACGGTACAGGCATTAATCTTTCAATGGTAAAAGCATTTCCCTGCGTTGTCTCGTAGCTGTCAGTAGTCTCGTCCCAAGTTCGTTGACGAACATTCATTTTGCTCACATGATAAGGTTCTTGCATTCTAGGACGATCATAATCCAAACCAGTTATGTAAAATGTCATCAACGGTGTGCTAGGTAAAAAGTTAGGTGAGTTATTTTGCATCACAGTTGATACTTGGCGACTTGAATCTCCGTACCGAACAGGCACACGCAGCAGCGTATGATTCGTTCCTTCTTCGTTGCGACCATACTCAACTTCAAAGTTACTAAAAATTCTAGCAAATTGCAATAAGAAGCGACGAATTTGTTCGTCATAAAAAAACAGTGGACCGGCCATTATTAACCTCCGTTATCGGCGTTGGGTTTGAGAATCTGCGATAGACTCTGACGACTTGGTATTGTGCCACGATCCGTGGTTTGAACAGTGTCTGTATTATTGACAAAGCCGGCACGAAGAGTTTTGGCATTCTCGGCAAAGTCAAGCCCAGTTCTAACTTTGTCCTCAATTTTAACCCAGCTGGCACCATTGAATCGAAACAATCGATTTGGAAAATAGTCCAGTCGTAAAGCATAGTCACCGGCTACAGGATTTGGCGGAAAGCTAACACCTGGTGTGACTGGTAATCCATTGGGTGCTATGCCATCGCCGGTTAAGTAACCTAATGTATAACCGTCGCTTCGTGGTGTTTCTCCTTCGCCTCCTTCGGTATTGTCAACAGTGGTATTTGTGTTGTCAGTAGTAAGACCTGTCTGTGCAGGCTGGCCATCTTCTGTAGTAGGCAAAATATAGAACTTCACAGTGTCATAACCCGACAGAGGAAGCTCAACTTCAGCTTGGACCAGGATAGCATCATTGATTTCAAGATCCTTGGGCCTAGTGCTCATTTCTTCGGTTATGGTAGCAGGATCTTTGACACGCCAATATGTTGTATCTGTAATAGGGATGCCGGGAGGAACATTACGAATAGATTCATAATAGGTATTGCCATCTAGCACAGTAGAACCAGATGGGTAAAAATTACCATTGTCCCAAATGTTGTCAGGTTCAAATGGCTTGTCTGTGATGTCATGATATTCCTGTGCGTTGACCATAGGCGTGGCTTTGACCCGCCAAATATGAGGTAACCAAGTTTGACTAAACCCTTCACTGCCAAAGTTGGCTTCTTGAATAACATAATAACGAGGCAGAGCTTTTAGTATGCTGGTATTCAGGGGATGATAATCAGTTAGGTTAGGTAATTCTAGCACATCTCCACTCATCAATTTGCGTCCAAATGTGTCAATCATGTCGTTGTAATGGAATGAAATAAACAACGTGTCATTGTTTAAGAACAACCCAAATTGACTCAAATTAAAATCAATATCTTGCTGACGGTAAACACCGCGCATGACATACACATCTTGATCGTATTTGCGATCACGGTTTTCCAACAATAGCAAATCTTCAATAAACAGTGGATTGCTTTGATCGTAAACTGGTAGTGTGGCATCTGCGTCGCCGGCATCGCCTGTAGCAGGACCCAGGTATTTGTGGACATACATATCCATTCCGCCAACAGTAAACATCTCGCTTATTGAGCGATCAAAAAACTGGTAGTCAGAAGTTCTATTGGGTCTGTAAAGCGAAAGTCTTGGCATAGTTAGATATTTAGTTATATAATACTGTGATGGACCATCTATACCAACGAGCAACAGACTGCGCAGAGCAAATCAAAAACATAAACAACCGCCAAGCCCGTCGGGATTTGTTGCGAATGTTAGGTGCTGTGGACTCGGCTCTAAACAAACTAGACAGCGCCAGCGTGGAATGTCGCAGGTTAAACAAAATTACTACAAATTATCAAACCCTGCAAACACAGGCAGAAGAATTGGTTGTCAACCTGGAAAAACACTTGACTCTAGCCCGCTTGATGTATAGTTGACCAAATATTCGAGCTATGTTATAATTTGGGTATGAAAGTAGTTAAGTTAAACCGCAGATTCAAGCAATACAAAGAAAACGGGCATACAGTAGCCTTCAAGTTCCCACACGGCTACACCGAAGATGCTCGTGAAATTGAAAGAGTATGTAAAGCTCGGTTAAGCGGCTACGGCTGGTTACCTCAACATGATTGGTATCACTACTATGGCGAGCGCAACGGCCGCAATAATGTTCGCCCTTACTGGATTACATTTCGTAACGAGCAAGATGCTACTTTAGTATTACTTTCTGCGAGCTTGACTCAAAATGGTTAAAGTGCTATAATTACTCCATGTTCAAACTAATAAACAAAGCAGGCACAGAATTAGACGGGTTCGAAACCCTAGATTCTGCTATGCAAGCTGCAAAGGCTGTGGGGTCCTTTGTAACAATCAAAAGCCCAGACTTTGAGGTGTGTGGTATGTTTGGAGTAGACAGCGTCAAGAACGGCAAGTGCCCAGATGGTGTTGCATACGATTGGAACAAAGCCGGCCGCATCGGTCGCGTTAAAAAGGAGCGAGTATGAAAACCCTGAGTTTTAAACCCCTAAACCCCCGTAGCCCCGATACCAAGTATGTGGGACTGGAGCCTACCTGGGCTATTCAGCCCACAGAGGAACGATTCACAGCCTTGACTCGTGCATTCAATTGGTATAATTATTTTTACAGCAAAAAAGAAGCCAAAGAGTTTGCTTGTAATTATTTGGATGTGCATGATCGTGCAAAGGATGCAAAAAAACTTCGCGCCTTGTCCGACAGTCAGATGCGACTCACAACAGGTTGGCTGGCTCGCATGAGCTTGATGGGCTTGCAACTCAGTGAGCATGAGCAAATCAAACTGGATAATTTGCTCAAAGAATTGCTAGAGATCAAACAGCAAGAAAAAGAAGAAACTGTAACAGAGGATGACGCTCCTGCCAAACCCAACATTCAAGATCGTTTGCGTGAAAAAGTAGGCGAGTGCTTGGGCGAGCTGGAAGGACTGTTTGATGAATTCATTGCCAGCGGTGCAAAACTCAACGCTGACTACAAGCCAGTGAGCTTGATGCGATCAATGAACATTGCACCCCAAATGGTTTCAATGATTCGAGATCGTTGGGCTCGTAAACTGATTGAATTTGAAGATGCCGTCACCGGCAAAGACCCAGAATTGGTCAAGGCCTATGACTATCTGAGCAAAACACAACTTAAATCCTGTGTGAAATTCTGCGAATTAGTGCTGAGTGACTGCGGCGCTTATGTTCAGATCAAGAAAGTTGAACGCAAGCCACGCAAAGTCCGAGCGGTGCCGCCAGAAAAGAAAGCAGCCAAGTTCAAATTCCAAGCTGAATTTGCTGAGCTCAAGCTCAAGTCATTACCTGCCGCACAGCTTGTGGACAAGAGCGAAGCCTGGTTGTTTGATACCAAAAAGCGCAAGTTGATCCACCTGGTAGCAGACGAGTATGCCAAAGCATTCACTGTTAAAAACAACTCAATCATCGGGTTCAGCACAGTGGAAAGTGTGCAAAAGACTCTGCGCAAGCCCGAGGAACAGCTCAAAGAGTTCAAGGCTGCTGGCAAGGTTGCTCTGCGGAAGTTCCTAGAGGACATTAAAGCAGTAGATATTAAACTCAACGGTCGTATCAACGAAGATACTATCCTCCTGAAAGTATCCTAGTCAAAT